GTTATAGTACGTCCAATTAAATTTGCTGTATCGCCAGCTGTTCCAATTGCTCTTAATACTTTATTAGTTGTAAACTTACCGTCAGATACTCTCAATATATTTTCACGTGGATAAATTGTGTCTGATATTTCATTAAAAAGTAATCTAAAAAATATTTGATGTCCAGCTTTTGTACCCTTTAATCGGTATAATGATTTTATATTTTTAATTAATTTTCTTTTATCAATATCAGCAAATAAACTATCAGGTAATGTATTTAAAAATTCATTTCTAAAATTACCTAAAAAATTATCTATAACTTTGTCAGGATCTCTAAAGTTTAATAACTCTTGTATGTTTGTAATTGGATTTGGTCTATAATTAGAAACAATAGCTGTTGCATTAGAAGAAGAACCTATAATTCTTTCACCTGTAATAAATTTATCTTGTGCAGATATAAAAAGTCTATTGTTATCTAAATCTTCTGTAAGTATTACTGATGTTGCTTTTGATGTTTGGCCAGTAATAGTTTCACCTCTAGTAAATTTACCATAAGGAGAATCTTCTAATAAAATTTTATCACCAGCATCTAAAGAGGTTCTTTCTGTATCAATACGAGAACTGTTTAAGATTAAAACGTTTTGTTGATTTGTTTCTGTTTCTAATTGAATACCGTTTGAAGTTTCAATGTTAGTAAGAACTAACTCTGCAGACTCCATAAACGTAAAATACGTTTTTAAAAATTGTACAAATTTTGGATGGTCTTCTAATGTAAAATCAGGTAATTGTGATTCTATTAGATTGGATATTTTATCTGTAAACTTAGCCATTTTTCTTAATAGCTAGATGTTGTTGTATATCCTACTCCTGCTTCAGCTGATCCTCCAATGAAAGTATCTGCTTCTACTGTTATGGATGAATTAGCAACATCTAACTCTACAATTTGATTTCTTACTGGAACAATATCGTTTGAATTAGGTTGAACAGTTAATTCTATAACTGTAGAAGCTGCACCTCTAATGTTTGAAATAGAACTTACATTTAAAGAATTAATTGTAATCTGTCCTGTAGTGTAATCTATTGTTCCTTGTGTATTATTTACATATGTTCTTACACCACTTACTAATCTATATCTTCTAATATTACCTTCTCCATCATCATCTAAAAAATATTCATTAACCGTATCACCTGAAACTTTAAATCCAGTAGAACTAAAGATACCTCCTTGCATAGCTTTATGTCCTGTGTGAGGATTATATAATGCATTTCTAAAATAAATGTCATATCTTGTAGATGAATTTATTGTTGGCTGAAAAGATTTTCTAATTCTTAATGTTGTAATGTTAGATACAATACTTGTGTCAGTATTATCTATTGCTGTAATCAATTTTGAATATCTAAAAATACTATCAAACTTTTGTAATGTGGTTGTGTTATAATTATTAAGTGTACTAATAACATCTGATTTTAAAGTAGATGCTGATTTTGATGTAACTCTACTATTATATTTTATATTAGATGTAAGTAATATTGATGTAGTTTCTGGATCAACAATTTGTGGTCTTACTGAAGCAACGTTATAAGGTTTTAATGCAGTAACAATATTTGCTTTTGTTTGTTCTGTTAATGTTGATCCTGACGCTGATTTAATAGCTATTTTAACAACACCATATACTGGAGTTTCATCATCCTCACCACCCCAAGCACTTATCGATAATGCATTTGGATAAATGTTTCTTACAATTGTTTCATAATCTGAAGTTGTTACTGCTCTGTCTTGTGCAGCATAACTTAATGGTGCATTAAATCTAATTGAATCTTTTGTTTCTGCCTCTGCGCCACCTTGTGATACTGAATTAGTTGTAATAGATACATCTGCAAAGCCACTAATATTTGTTGCAAGTGTAAATGAAGACGCTCCGTTTGAATCTGATTTATTTGTAACTATGTATTCTAATATAACAATATTACCATCTGATAGTTTTTTACCCATAACACCATCACCAAAATAAATTTCATATCTTCCATCATCTGTCTCTTGTAAAAAATATACTTTAGATGTATTTGTTACACTATTATATCCGCCTGCAAGTGTATATACTTCTGTTGTGGCATCTGAATTACTATTTTGTACAGAAACTTTTAAAGTTGTAGTATCTGCATTACCACTTGTTAAAATAAATCTTTGGTCAGGATCGTTAGCATCTACTGTGTACCTATATGTAATTAATGTACCTTCATAAATGTTTACATTGCTAAATGTATAAACTCCATCACTTGGTGTAATTGTTATATCTTCATTTGTAAGGTATTCAAAATTGTTTCCGTTAACTGAAGTTGTAAATACTGTACCTTTTGTCATTGTCAAAGTTTGACCAGTTGCATTGTTTACTGTAATATTTAAATTTGCTATTGGAGCTCTAACAGAAGAAGGTGTGTAATTAAGCATTTTAGCCAATGACACAATATTTTTTCTTACATCTGCACTGTCCAAGTACATTTCATTTGCTAACATATTAGCATTGAAACCTAGATAGTGTGAATTGTATGCAAGTGTATCAATAAGAACAGCAAAACCAGAACCTTCAAAATCATAGTCTTGGAACTCTACTTGACTTTGTAAAAAAGTTTTTAAATTACTTTTTATATCATCAAAGTCAAAATCTGAAACTTCTAATTTATTGCTTGGCATTTTATCTTAATCTTTCTAAATATGTTTGTACAATTACTGGTGAAGTTGTTCCTACAATGTAAAACATAATTCTTACATCATAAGAATTTCTATCATAATCAGGTCTAGCTAAAATTTGATTAATTCTAACTCGAGGTTCAAAGTTTACTAACACCTCTTGTATTTTTCTTTGTAGATTTAAAGCAGTTAAAGGAGTTAATGGCTCAAATAACATTGCTCTAACATTTGATCCAATTTCAGGATGAAATGGTCTTTCAAAATGTGAAGTGTTAATTAAATTTCTAACACTTCTTTTGATAGCTTCTACGTTTGTCAGTTTATTGACATCATTGGTAACTGAATTTCTACCAAAATCCAAATCTAAATCACTAAATTGTCTAGTGGCTCTATTTGAATTGTTTGTATTACTTGCATCGTACACTGGCATAACACTAATATTTATACGTTATCCGATGGAAACATTAGGAGAACTTGGAGTAGCGCCCTCACCACATATTACTGCAGGATCGCCTTGTACACAAACTAATATACCACCTATTTTTACAGTTGATTGAGTATCTGCTTTAATTGTTTGAGGTATATGAGGAAAGATACCGTGACCAGCAACACTATCACCATCCACAATAACTAATTGTCCATTAACTCTGACAGTTTGTTGACTAGGTCCTAAATCACCACCTGCGGTATCAGAATCTAGTGCAATTCCTGGCATTATGCTCTACCTTGACCAATATATGGTTTGAATGATCTTTTAAAACTCTTATTTGGACTTTTTGAATGTCTTCCTGGTCGTTTTCTTCTCTTACTACGAATAAAATTACTAATACCAATTGATTTTTTAGCCATTTTTATGCTCCATTAAATAATGCTGTTATATCTTCTATTTTATTTTCAGGTTTTTTTGTTTTTTCTTCGTGTCGACAGTTTGTACAGCATAAAGTTTCTTTTTCTTCGCCGTAATCTTTAAAACAATACCCTCCGCAGTGGCAATTGTGACCACAATTTTGACAGTTAGACATAAAACCTCCTCTTTACTCTATTTATCTTAAAAATTACAACGTAATTTTGCTGCTTTTAAGTTTGTTTCTCTTAAATTTTCAATATTTTCTTTTGCTGATTCGCCGATTTGTTCTAAATCTGGTAAAATTTCACAATTTTTTACGTTTTTTTGACAATTAGAACAAAATATGAACAAAAAAAGTAATAAAACATTGATTTTTAAGGGTTTTTTATGCATATTTTTTTGGTTTTGACCATTGACAAGTGTATTTATTCCATATATTATTAAGATATATGTTAAACAAAGGAGGACAAACTATGAAAAACAATATCGGTAATGAAATGAAAATCTTTAACAATCATTTATTTAGTATGAGTGTTGATGAGTTAAACACTACTAAAGATTTAATTAATGATTTGATTAAAAGTAAAATTAAATCTGTACTTAAAGTGGGTATGAAAGTTAACGTGGTACAAAAAACTAAAAAAACACCAGGTGTAATTACTAAAATTATGCAATCAAAATGTTTAGTTGATTTATCTGGTAGAATTTACAGAGTACCAATGTCAATGTTGGAGGCGGTATAATGATTAATATTTTCGGTATAATGTTTATTATGTCAATGGTCTTTGCAGTCGGTGCTATAGAGGCCGACCAATGGCTATTCGGTATGTTATTTGCCATCGTTGGTATATTGTCAGGTATGATGACTTTATATCTACAAGCAAAATTAGATAAAGAAAAAGAAAGTACACAATTATATTATAAGGAGGACTAAACTATGTACGTATCAAAAACAGCAGATAATTTAAATGACGGTATAAAAAATATGATGGAAGCAGCCAAAGCAGATTATGTTAGGATGTCAACATCAGGTGGTAAAGAGTTAACAGGTTACTCTTTAGAACAAACTCAAAAATGGGACTCAAATACAAAAGTTACCGAGGGTAAAAAATACATTAAAGTTGTACAAGAAAATGGTGTGTTTTGTTTTGTAATGAAAGAAGACTCTGGTAGATTTAAAAAAGGTGATATATTAAAAGCCGCTGGTTATAATAAACCTGCTTTAAACTCACCAAGAGGTAATGTATTAACTGGTGATTATCAAATTAGATGGACTGGACCATTATATTTAAAAGGATAGGAGGACTATGACAAATATGTTAGATTATGCAGACTTTAACAAAGATGACTACGAACCATCAGCGTTTAGAGATTACTTGGTAGATGAAGCTAATAGCATTTACAAAATGTATTCCGATGGTAAGATTTTAGAGAACGGTGAGTTTATGGCTTCACCTGATACTGTTAAAGATGCCTTTGACGAATCAATTTCAAATTATCTTAAAGGTGTTGCTTTTAAGGATGTTAATTACTCTACCATTGTAGATGATTTAATGTTGTATGTAGATGAAAACAATATTAGATTAAGAAATAAATTTCATTAGTAGTTTCCCTTTGTTCCCACCGAGGCTAGAAACCTCGGTGGGTTTTTTATATCTACCAATTATTTGTGGACTTGACTGCTCTATGCGCTAATGCTCGGCCTTTGTTAGGACCGTGTTTTACCACATATCCTTGAGTACCGTTAGCATTAATATCTACTTCTTTTCTAGCACTAAACAATGTCATTGCCTTTTTAGCTAACAATGAGTCTGTTGTGTATTTTTTAAGTAGATGACTAAATCTGCTCATATCACCCTCCTTATCGTTTAAGTTAGGTGCGTTGCTTCAGCGATTGCTTACTTCCAGCCTAATGGCCCAACGTATAATATTATTTATATTCTTTTAATTTGTATCCAAGGATAGCACCATGCTGTAACTAAATGAACTGTGTCGTGTACTAATTTCCATTCACATTCCATCCACTCACATTCGTAAGTGTACTCTTGGAAGTTGCCTGCGTTTAATTCGATAACCATTTTATTATAATCCTCTGTGTGTCTATTATTATTAATATCATCATTATAAACAAATACTCTTCCAATAATGACTTACCCATAATTAAATCTGTTTGTTGTTTTCCTAATGTTGCTGCAAATAATACAGTTAAAAGATATGGTAAAAACAACCATTTAAAAAGGTATAACATTATTTATTCAGAAATTAAAATGTAAACACCACCAGCAGGTGTCATTTTTTTAGAAACGAAATAACACCACGTATAGTGTTCTTTTATTTTTTTAGGAGTATTTGGTAATACAAGGAAACTATACAAATACGAAGCTAGATTACAAAATCTTTCTTTTGTATTTTGATCTGCACTATTATAAGCATTCATTAATTCTTTTAAATCTTTAAACTTCACAGATAACTTTTGTGGAGTGTATTTACTATAAATGGCTTTAATCTCTGCTAATGCTTTAGATTCATCTATACTTAAATTTACTTTATTACCATTTCTTAATGTATAGTTATATTTCTCTTTAACAAACTGTACATAACCTTTAGCGTCCACTGCACCAGCAAATGATTTAGCGCCTTCGAAACGACCTTCCAGTGATAAACTTTGTACACGCTCTCCACCTTTAAATCCTAAACGTACACCAAATCCACTATTGGAATATAACATACAGTTGTTAAACGTTTGAGTGATCTGTGTATATTTCATATTGAAATCAAAATTTAAATCGTCTGCTTTATCTAAATTTAATGTTTGATGTTTTGCACTTGGAGTAGTAACTTGTTTTAATGAGATACCAATTAAACTTTTATCTTTGAATGCTTGTTTTAATTGTGCATTTAATTCTGATGTACTTTGTGATTTAAGTATTAGACTAAAATCATATCCACGTTTGACCATCCATACATCACCAGGATTCCAGTTATCTGCCAATAGACGTGTCAATTGATTAGCGTGCTTATACATTGGTCGTGTTAAACTATCTTGTTGTCTTTCGTATTGATAACCTGTCAATTTAGCTGAACCAAAGTTTTGTGAAAAAGAAAGTTGTAAAGCTTTCAATTGTTTCATTGCACTTTCATAATACATCTTATCATAATAATCGTGTAAGGGTTTTGGTAAACAATCCCATACAAAGTCCTCATCCACAGTTTTACCATTTTCCATATATTGTTCAAAGACACACATTGAAACCAATTCTTTGACTGTAGTTGTTTCTTTGGTTTTACTTCGTCCTTGTTTACCATAATGATTAAACGTTGCATTAAACACACTGTCACTTCCATAAAATAAAACAAGATTGTTCTTTTCATCTTTCATATATTCAAAGGTTTTAGCATCTGTCAAATTAATAATCGTCTTTGGAGTACCTTTGATCTTTGTAATTTTAAATAACGACTTGCCTGCAGTATATCCTGCTTTTTGTAATTCCTTTTGAGTTTCACTACTGATTTGTAGTTTCTCTTTCAGAACAACAGGATGTCCTTCGCCGTACTTTGGATTGTTTAATATATGTGCCATAAATAGTAGTATAAACATATTTATGAGAAATGTCAATGCAATACGACCGTTGAGACCAATTAGTATTATAGATGATTTTTTTGGTGATCCTGATGCTGTCGTTGAATTATCACAACATCCTAAAATAGATTGGACTGCTAAACAACCTGACGAAGCGTGGCCAGGCAAACGTAGTCAATCATTACATAACATCCCACATCATTTGTTTAACAGTTCGTGTTGTAAAATCATAGATGAAACGTTAAATCCCTTTTATATCCAGAAAATGTATTTTGAAGCAAATGTCTATTTTCAAAAGACTGTTCCGTATACCAATCCTGATATTAACAATAAGGGATGGATCCATTCAGATAGTAACTTTTTATTAAGTGCAATCATCTATCTGAATAAAGAACCTGCACCTGGTACATCCTTTTATAAGGCTAAATTGCCAGAAACCAAACCCATTCACACAGAGATTAAAAAGAGTTTTTTCGCTGGCAACACAGAGAATCTAGCTCGCTATAATACGGCTCTTAACGAAAACAATAATCAATACGAAAAACTGACCACAGTAGAAAGTCGATATAATCGTTGTGTTATCTTCGACAGTCGTATGCCACACAAAGCAGATGGCTTTGGAACCTATGATAGTAATAATAAAGAAAGACTTACTTTAGTGTATTTCTTTTCTGTAATAAAACCTTAAGTTGTTCATACCAATATATTCCACTTTCTCTTAACGATTCATTTGAACTTCGTAATCGTTCTAATTTACGGACCAATAGCTTTAATGATGTTTTATTCAATGTAGAACGTGTATCGTGTAATCGTTCTAATTTAGTGATAACATTGTCAATATCAGTACACGTGTAATCAGGTATCTTCGGTGCTTTACTTTTAAGTATAGATAGTTTTTTTCTAGCCGGCATTATTAATCCTTTGTTAAAAAATGTATAACCAGCCTTTTGAGGGGAAAATATATTCGAAAAAATTTTTCGTTTGATTTGTTACTAATACTATTTATGATTGAGGAGGCCTTCTTTAAGATATACTCTAAAGATTCTTTGCCGAACCTCTACACGGCTATATATAAGATTTAATTTTTCTGGAATAAAGATACTACTGATGCAGGTATAAACCGTTACTTGATTTTATAGATTACGGCTTGCTATTTGAATTTAACTGGCCCTCTATGGATTTAAATCTATTGTGTTCGCTCTGATAATACGGCTTCCAGTGGTATTACTGTTATGTTGTCCTTCAACGGTTTCTGTGAAATTGCCGGCCACTGTGACATTCATATTGCCGCCCACTCTTAAATTGTAATCGCCACCACTGTTGACATTGACTTTTCCTTTGACTGTTACAATATTTACATTGCCATCATCTACTTGTATATTAATATTAGCATTGGCGCCGACCTGTATATCATAGTGATTATTCAATGTTCCTGCTTTGTTAATGTATAGCTTATAATGGCCATCAATGGATAAATCTTTATTGCCGCCAGTGGATTCATAATCATTGTCATCTGTAATGGTATAGTGATCCCCCTTGTTTAAACGTACAACCGTGCCGTTAGGATGATATTCCATTGAGCTGCCTGTTCTATGGCGCAGGTGTATTCTTTCGTGTCTTATTTCATTGTCAGTATTTGGATTGCTTGGCGGCGTGTCATCAAATTCAAATAAATGGCCTGATTCGGATTCTATAACGTGATTGTATGGATACACGGCTGCATAAGGAATCGTTGGCTGATCCCAAGTTGTATTATCACTGGCCGCTATGATAGACCCATCAGCGGCTATTGTAGCGTTGAAATCTGCATTGGCCACATTCGTCACACGTGCTGCGGATCGTAAAGTTAAACTTAAATGTGGATTGGCCGAATCATTCACAGCTAATCTGTTGACATCTGGTTCATTAATGTAACGTGGATAAATGCCATTGGGATCATTAAATCCTTTGGCCGCATTTGCTTTGGTGCTTGGCTTTCCTGGCAA